TCATGTTTACATAATGCATTAAAGATTTTTCTTGATGACAAAGAAAAGTTTACAGAACTAATGAAAAATGTCGCTACTTTTCAAATTGATTCGTTCTATCATCCAGCTTTCCAAACATTATTTGATAAACCTGTGCAGGAGTTAACACAAAATCAAGCAACAACTCTGCTAGGTGATAATACGCATTTGAAGATAGAAATGATCAATGGAGTTTTTCAGCTAGAGAAAAGTATAGCACAACTAGCGCAGCTTGAATATAATGTCTGGTCAAAAATTTTCCATGTTTCGACAGATGCTAATGTTTTCAATAGCTTGGAGTTCATCGTCAAGCTAATTCTTACAAGACGTGATACACCAGAATTTTGCATGGGGAAAAACAAAAGAAAACAGTCTGACACGGAACCTAGTACTTCCACAGCGCAAGATCCTCCGCCGACAATATATTCCTCAGCAAGTTCTGAAGATCTTTATGAATTAGCTGAAACAATAGCCAAAGAAGAAGTTACACCAGAAAAGATAGTAGAAAATGAATCCATTTTTAAAAAGATTTCGAGTACTATATCAGCTCCTTTCAGATCTATGAAAAAGTTTCTGAATGATGTATCAGATATTAAAGATTCAGCAGTCAATGTAGAAAGCAGAGTGAATCTCGCAATAGCAGACTTTAAAGCTAGTCTAGCAGAGTCAACAGGAAAATGGAAATGCATGGAACAGAGTACCGAGGCTATATTAAGTTTTGATGCAAGCTCTATTGAAAGTTCCATGAGATCAGCAAGAGCTATGTTTAACGCATTCTTCAAAGACATATTGACCAAGATGTTGAGAACTGTGGGTATAACAAAAATTCCAGATATAGACGCAACTACACTCCTCTTGTACTATATTATATGGAAGAACAGCACATCTAGATATATGCGGTTTTTAATATTACTTGACATATTCACCAATCTTGGTTTATTGGATCTTATTGTACGTATTCTGTCCACTTTATATACGAAGACGTCTGAATGGTGGACAACAAAAAAGACAAGTAAATACGACGATTTTATGATTAGCCTATCAAATACCACTAAAAACATAGGAGAAGATAATGCAAACAGAATTGCTTTTGCCAAAGGTGATGAGACCAGAAAAGAGATGGAACCTGAATCTTTTGTTGATGTTGTAATATCCTTTTTGGAGTCCAACTCTAAACCTATTCTCGGTGTTATCGGAGTTACAATGTTGGCTTACTTTGGTTTGCCAACATTAAAAGAAAACAACTCTGTGACTGGCTCAAAAATTCTTTCCTCAGCTAAGAATATTGCCACCATAGCTCTGGGAGTCGGAGCAATACCGAAAATATACTCCAATTTAATAAAAGTTGTAGATTTTGTCTATGACTATGCCAAGGTAATTTTTTGTAAAGACCATGAAACAACACTCTCTTTACACAGAAAGGTTGAAACTTTTGTTTCTGACCCTTTTGTTTACTGTGAGATGACAAGATTTACTATGGCAGCTAATCCAACTCTATGTGTTAAATTCTTGAGAGACTACGAGATAGGAATGAAAATTTATTCCAGTCTGATGCAGATTAAAGATCATAATCTAAAAAATGTTTTTCTACAAAAATTCCGTGTAATGGAAACCTTCTTACAACAT